ATAGCATTAAGAGTGAGTAGTGTATTGGGAAAAAGGAGAGCGGGATGATATGTGTTGGGTATCATCCCGCTTTTTTCTTTTTACCTGATTCCTGTGAAATTTACATTGACACCATCCAATGTGCCTTTTAAGAAGTTTCCGGCCAACCATACATTTTCAAAATATGAAATGTCACTGGGACCGTAAACCATACGGATGCATGTCTGTGCGCTGTTATCCCATCTCCATTCAAAATTGTACCTGTCTTCGGTTACATAGCCGTTCCGATGTTCTATTCGTATGATGTCTGTGCCTGTTCTATTTTCGTAAAAGTCTAGTCGTTGTGTGTAGTATTCACCGTCTTGTTCCCAAGTTTCCTGCCAGGTCCGGCTGCATAGTTCCCGAGTGGTTCTGTAATATATTTCGCTGTAATCATCATCATCGTACCAACTTTCTATGGATACTTCACAGGAGGTTAGGTTAACCATTATTATCAGTACAACTACCATTCCGAAGTATTTCAGTATTTTTGTTCTCATATCCGTTAATTTTAAAATTTGTTTTTCTTATGTCACAAAGATAAGTGGAGGGAATGATACAATAAACGGAATATTCCTATTTGTAAAGGAGAGTTTCCCTATTTGTAATAGGAAAATTCCTATGGTGAGGAGAGGGGAATAAGGTCTGTCTTATTTCTTTTACTATTAAACTGTAAGTTACAAAAAGAGGCTGTCCATTGGTGAAACAGCCCCGATAATTTCTGAAAAATGATAATAGGATATTTCTATATATTTTTAATTATCCTTGTTTGGGTATTATCTGCGTTTTTTTGAAGAAAGAAGTGGTGCTTCCTGTACTTGCTTCATTACTCTCAAGAGATTACCTCCCCAAATCTTCCTTAAGTCTTCTTCTGTATATCCTTTTTCAATCATTTTTATGGTCAGATTAATCAAGTCATTATCTCCATTGCATCCTTGCAAACCACCACCGCCGTCAAAGTCCGTACCTATTCCCACATGGAGTACAACATATATTTATAATCAGTGCTTTATAAAATCGGGGACTAAATCAGGGACCTTTCTTGTTTCCTATTATACTTCCCATGATGTATGTTATATTATATCTAAGAAACGATTTGTTTGCTACAAATATTTTGTGCAAAAATAAGGATTTAATTTTTTAATTGATAATTAACGGTTAAAGAGTTTCATTGCTTCTTCTTTCGCTTTGTCTGCTATGTCTATATATGGCCGCATGGCTTGGTAATCTCTATGCCCTGTCCATTTCATTACGATGTTAGGTGCTATGCCCATCATGAGCGCATTGCAGATAAAGGTCTTTCTGCCACAATGGGTTCCTATCAGTTCGTATTTGGGATGTATCTCGTCTATTCTTTCTACTCCCTTGTAGTAAGTCCTGCATACCGGCTCATTAATTTCACATGCTTTGCATACATCTTTAACGTACTTATTCAGTTTTCGGTTAGATGGCACCGGTAGCGCACTTATGCTTTCAATGTCTTTATATTTCTCCAGTATGGCTTTGGAATACTTGTTTAGCTCGATTTTCAACGGCTCACCTGTCTTAATGGTGGTAATGGTGATATACCCGTTGTACACATCGGTCTTCTTAAGGTTGTACACATCGGAGTAACGTAATGAGGTGAAACACTGGAAACAGAATACATCTTTTGCAGTTTCGAGATGAGGCGCATCCGGGAATGTAGCGTTATACACTTTCATAAGCTCATCCCATTCAAGGAAAATCACCTTTACGGGAACAGTCTTTAGTTTCTCCTTGAAAGTGACAAACGCAAGCTCATTGTTATATCCTTTTTCTGATGCCCATTTCAGAAACCACTTTGTCAGATTGATGTATTTCTTTGCCGTGTAGTTATTCATGCCTATTTCGTTGTCTACTTCTATACTCATGAAGTAATCCACGAGATGTGATAGCCCTTCATGGGTGAGGTCTGCAAAGGTAAGTTCGGGCGCAAACTTCTTTAGGTGGTTCATTGCGCTCTTATGCTTCCTGTAGGTATTCTCTGACCAACTGTTTTCTTTCCCCTGTTCAATGATGAATTGTTGGTAGCAGTCGAAAATCGTTTTTTTCTCCTTTTCTACGATTTTCCCATTCCTTTTGTTCACTTCGTCCCGGAATTCGAGAGAAGTGGGTATTTGTCCTGTCTGCTCGAAGAAGAAGAAGGTGTCGTTGACGATTTCTTCAAGACGGTTTATCTCCGAATTGATAGTTGCTGCCGAAATCTTTTTCTTCCCGTGGGTAGTGTTTGGTTTGCATCTTTGGGCTTCGGCTACCCATTTGTTATTGTCTACCCGGTAACCCACGTTGAAGGCTATGGTATTCCCGTCCCACTTGATCCTGTAGCGGAGTTTGGAATCAGGCTTTTCTTTCTCCTTGTCCAGAAGAAAGATGCAGTTTCGTTTGATGTTCATAAGTTTTAAGTTTGGTATGAAAAAAATATGGCAGGAATCATACCCCCTGCCATTATTGTTATAAATCTCTAAGCCATTTTTTGCCGCTTTTCGTATGTGACCAGATAACGAGTGCTGAGCCTATGATACTGGTCATTAAAAAGATAATAGTCAATGTATCCATATTATTTTATTTTAAAATTCTGTTTGCAAAATTGGCAAAAATATAAGTGGAGAAAACACCTAATACAATTGTTGCCCAATTTATTTTGTTTGCGGTATTGGTAAATAAAGGAGTTATACCGCCTAATACAAGTGCGGCAAATACCAATTTGGACAAGTCAAAGAAATACGTTGCGAGTTTTTCTCGTCTTGTTTTATTCTTTTCCTTGTTTTCATTCTTTTCTTCCTGTTTTTTACTGTAATTACCCATCATAAACTGTCATTACCTTGCAAATATAGTAAAAAACAAAATTGGTGGTACTTTGTTTTTGCAATTTATAAAGCTGTCTAAATTGTACTTATTATTTCGTTTAGCGGATGCTGCTTTACTAGCATCATTGCCCATTATAAAAACATAGGTGAAAATTATTTATATGCGCATATATGCTGGATGTTATTCAATATTGACAGCCACACCAGATGTGATATACCTTACAAGATTACCTTTATAGTATACGGGTTCGATTTTAAAATTAATGATAGCGTTAGCCCCATATCGTTTAGCTTCGTCTACGAGTTTGTCTGTCATATATTTGCCGGAAGGGATAAGAAAGTGGGTGGTATTATCTTGATATAGTTCATCCTTTCTTTTTGTCTCTTTTTGTGGTGGTATACCGAGTTGATATACTGTTGACAGACTGACTAAAGGGATATAATTTTTAGTTTTAAGCTCTGTATCAACTGGGAAAATATGGAAACCATCTTTGACATGTTGAGTAAAATCAGAAACATACGTTGTTTCCGAGTACTTGGGAGAGCAGGCGCACAACGCCAATAGTGGGATCAATAGTAACTTTTTCATGATTGATGTTTTTCGCTATATTCTTTTAGATTGAAATATTTCTTAGAAGCCTTATGCCCGTTGCATTTAACAAGAGTAAGGCATTGTTTTTTTTGTTTGTCTTCATTTTGGTTTACTGGTTCATTTTTAAATTCACCCATCAACCTTTCCAGCTTATCTATAAATACGTTCATCATTTAAGTATTAGTATTAACTAAACGCTAGATGAATATGTTTTGTTTAATTATTATATAAATTAAGCTGTTTTTCTTAATTCCGCAAGAAGGTCTGTAATCCCTTCTAACTTATCAACTGAAGATTGAGTATTGTTGTCTATACTTTTCAATCTCTTGTTAACCATACTCATAAATTCAACCAATACGTTTCGGAAGAGGCTTTCTGCTAGAGCTTCTTCCTCCTTTTTCTCATTTGGCGATGAGGCTATAAGCATTTCTCCTTTTCCACGGAGTAGCCATTCGGCGGAAACGTCTGGGAAAGTATCTAGCGTTAGCAAGATTACGTTAGAACTTACGCCCTTAGTGCTTGATAATTGACTATTAAGGGTCGTTTGAGCAACTCCAATTAATCGGCTGAAATCTAATACAGATGCGCTTTTTGCGCTAATTAGCTCCTTAAACCTTTCTGTTAGAGCATTTTCTATCATAATTTCGTTATTTAATACTGTTCTAAATAGCGAAATTTGGAAAACTTTTCCGAAATTTCGTTTGTTGTTTAACTAAAGTTCGTTAGTTTTGCATCCGTAACCAATAAAAAACGGTTGCAAACGGATATAAAAATGGCTGTCACGATAAAAACCGTGATTTTGTTCGCACCAAAATTGTTCCATCGGCAAATATAGTGACTTCCATTTTAATATCCTACAAATGAATTAAAAATTAGACGATACGGTTTAGTGGTGTTTACCGTAAGTTATTTTAGGATATCAAAATAAAGCTCTTGCTTAGTACCAATCAACACCACACTAGATTGAGAACGGCAAGGGCTTTTGCTTTTAGAGGATATGAAAAAGAGATTGGTGTTAACAATTGACGAAACCAACGAGGGTAAACATGGGATTACGCTTGATGATGGTGATATGTGCTACGGGATTAAGTTTGATCTTGATATACGGTATATTGAGAAGATGAATGCTATAGGTATAGCGCGCTATATGATCGAAGTGCTGAATAATAATCCAATAAGTGTATTCTGTTCAGCCTCACGGTTGAATGAAGAGATAAAACCCTGTGTGGACAGAATAAAGGCCGTACAAATTAGAGAGCGTGATTTTGAGTTGAGAAAGGAGATAATTGCCGCTATGATAGGTGATGCCTCCGACAAGGATTTTATAAATCGCGTAAATTCTATCTATAACTGGATCAAGGAGGGGAAGGTATGATACCATTAGAAAGACGAATAACGGATGATACCCGGTTGGTAGATTTAACCGTAGGCGAATTGAAGGAATTGTTTGGCAGCTTGATTCCGAAGAATGAAATAGTTGCTCCTGCCAAAACGGGGCAGAACTTGGTGTATGGCATAAAAGGGATAATGGACCTGTTTCATTGTTCCGAGACTACGGCATACCGCCTTAAGTCGGGCATCATAAAGAAAGCGGTCCGCCAAGTGGGACGAATGATTGTAGTAGATGCTGATATGGCATTGAGCTTATTCACGGAAAAACGGAGGTGAGATATGGGTCAAGGAAAGAAACGTATTCCAAAGGATTTACAAGAAAAGCTGGATGCGCACGAGGCAAAGGCTGATCTTTACGCACAAGCGATGCTATGTGGTGATTTTGAGAGGAACCGTATCAAGTGGGCGGCAGAACTGGTTAAGATAGCAAGATTACAGAAGGAGATAGACCAGACTATCAAGACAAATCACAGTCCGAGAGAGGGGAAGTATTTATCAATTTAGAATTAAAGTTATGCAAATGGACATAGGAACATTTAAATATTGGCTTCGCATCAAAGGTTATCGTCTTGAATGGTTCGGTACAGGAACGAAGAATAATCCGATAAAGGTAAGAACAAGAAAAAGAGTTTGATTATGAATAAGTTAACAAAATATACATTATTGGTTGTGGCATTGCTTTTATTGCTCGGCATTGCAGGGAGATGTGATTATAACGAACAGGTGATATACAACATGCCGGATGAGGTGTATAAGGAGATGAAATTGGAGCTTGGAAACACATCGGAAAGCAGGCTGGTGGATGAGTACATGAGCAACAAGGAATATTGGGACAGTAAGGCTTCCGGATACGGGATTAAGTAACAATTGCGAACCGGATGGTAATGTAGGAAAGAGAATTGGTGATTTGATGTTTTACGGGTTATTAATCAAAAAAAATAAAGCGAAATGAGTAAAGCGAAAAACTTTATAAATACCAAGTGCTACCAGCTTGGAAATCCGGTTGAGCCTTTGATTTTCAAAGCGGACGCGATAGAAGCTGTCCGGATTGAATCGGATGAGGTGGAGAAGCGTGCCATTGAAGCATACAGACAGCTGTGTCCTTGTTACCAGAACGGGAAGTGCAAGAGTTATCCGCATAATCAGAAACAGGGAACGCAGACATGCGATATGGAATGTGTGCGTATGACCAGACTGAGAGAGAAGCTAGAGGAGATGAAAACAAATATAAATTTAAAAAAAATAGAATTATGATGCATACTTGGTTTGAATGTAAGATACGTTACGAAAAAGTCATGGAAAACGGCATGAACAAGAAAGTAACGGAACCCTATTTGGTTGATGCGCTGAGCTTTACTGAGGCAGAAGCACGTATTATTGAAGAAATCACTCCGTATATCAGCGGTGAGTTCACGGTTTCGGACATCAAACGCGCCAACTACAGCGAGCTGTTCCCCTCTGAAGAAGATGCGGCCGACCGCTGGTTTAAGTGCAAGCTGTTCTTCATCACGCTGGACGAAAAAAGCGGAGCGGAGAAAAAGACATCTTGTTATATGCTTGTACAAGCATACGATTTGAGGGACGCTGTAAAGAAACTGGACGAAGGAATGAAAGGTACAATGGCAGACTACGTGATTGCATCCGTAGCCGAAACCGCCATCATGGATGTTTACCCATACGAAGCCGAATCGGAGATAAAGACAGAGTTCCCGGTATGTTCTAAAACAGAAGCAGTGATCAAGGGAAAGAATGTTGTCGTTGATAAGACAGGGGAAAAAACAGTGATAACTGTACAAGATACATAGGTTTTAGTTTAGGTTTTAGCCGGTGTAGCCTGTGAAGGTGATCCGGCACATGGGGGCTTAGCTCAGTGGCAGAGCGATGGCAGTTAACGGTCAGGGGTAATTAATCTATTTTATTTTGTTTTTGTGTGTTCCATGATACAGGCCGGCAAAACCATAGGTCACGGGTTCAATTCCCGTAGCTCCCACAACTTCAAATGGAAGTTTTATTAATCAATTACTTAACCAAAGCCGCTATTAAAGGGTAGCGTGAGGTGCGAGTCCTCTTGTATGTTATATTCTATATCAATTATTCTCCCGGTGTGGTTTGACCGCCTATCCGGGAACCATTAAAAAAACGAATATGAAAAAGAATGGATTTCCGGATTTATCGAAATACGAAATATACCAAAAGATGGAATCTGATGAATTTATTACATTGGTATTTAAGAGGATTCACAAGGATTTCCTGTTGGATATTACCGGTGAAATGGAAACGGTTCCCGAACTGGGGGATTTGACCATATTTTGGGACAAGGGAAAGGAATGGAAAGCTTATGTAGCATTATTGACCGACAAGGAGTTTGCGGCACAATACAAAGAATACCCGTATAAGTCCAGTACACAGGAATGGCACGGATATGCGATAAGATTCCGTAATCCGGAACAGTTGAACAAGATTATAAAATATAAGCCCAATGTTATCCAAAAAGAAGAAACCGGCAAAAACTAGCAGCACGGCAAACTTAAAAAAGAAGCTGGACGCTGTGTTTTCCCAGTATGTCAGATTAAGGGATATGATACCTAACACTACGGTGTTCCGTTGTATCTCGTGCGGTTTTATAAAGCCCATAACACAGGCAGACTGTGGCCATTACATCAACCGCCAGCACATGGCAACCCGTTACAGTGAGGTAAATTGTAACGCTCAATGCCGTAACTGCAACCGTTTTGATGAAGGCAATATGCAGGGCTATAGAAGAGGATTGGTGAGGAAGTACGGAGAGAATCAGGTGCTAATACTTGAATCGATGAAATACGAGACAAGGAAATACACTGCATTCGAGTACGAGGCATTGATTGCCCATTACAAGAGAGAGGTGAGCCGGATTTTGAAAGAACGAAATTTGACGATACAATGTTTGACCGAATAACCATAAAGGCAAGGATAGATGTGAACGACATAGAGACTATAGTCCTGAAGAACTACCTTAAGGAATGTTCGGAGGATGATGAGATCTACTACAAGTCGTCTGCATACTCCAACTTTGACGGATGCACTATCGAAATAAGGGGTGACACCTTGAAGTGCAGTTGCTCGGTCTGTAAACTATACCATAAGGGGAAATCGGGCAAGCTGGATAACAGCCGCCCGATGACCTTCCGGATGGCGGTCAGGACAATAGAGGAACTGTTGCTCAGATTGTGCGTGAAAGCGGAGAATGCAGTAGTGACCTATTATGAGATAGGGGTTACAATGAAGATGCTCCGTCCGGCTGATGAGTATATAAGACTTGTGGACAGCATAGCGGAACGTACCTTGTGGAATGATGCCAACTATCAGGAGTATCGCCAGAAGACAACCGAGAAGAGTAAGTATTATCGCAAAATACTGAAAATCTATGACAAGACTTATGAGGCAAAGGAGAAGAAGAGGACGGTAGGCAGCAATATTCTTCGTATTGAAACGGTGTACAAGCATCAGTCGGTACCGCTACCTCAATTGATAGATAATGTGTCGTTAAACAAGATGGCTAGGATCTTTTACAAGGACTGGTCAGAGATACGGTTTGAACGGGAGATTATACCTGCTAAAGGTGTCAAGCTATCCCAATTGGAGAAAGCCCGCGAGATTCAAAGGATTGGTGTCACGAGATACAAGGAACGGTACAGAGCCATGTATATGGAGGGTAAGCTCACGAAAAAACAGTGGGAGACTATCCGGATGTTCGCCAACTCATGGAATGAGGAGCGGAAAAAATACACGGAAATAACGGGTGAGTTGGAACAGGAGTTTAAGGAAAAATTACTAAACTGTTTTCAAGCATCCTCAATTACGCCAATTATTAAAAAATATAACTAATTGATTGTCAATTAATTACAGTAAAAGAAAAAGCACCTTATGGGGCGTTATTAAATAACTGAAAATCAACAGGTTAATAATAAAAAGATTCAAAAATTAACAGTTTTCGGCAACTTGTCTTATACTGCCCGAAGGGTAGTCGGGACGACTTAAAGAAAGCAGTAAAGAAAAAGGAGAAAATATTATGATGTGCGAAATCAAAGGAAGAATCACTGCGGATTTGGGTGTGAAAACGGGAACCACCCGTCAGGGAACGGATTACGAGATAAGGGAATATCTTATAACCGAACAGACGCAATTTGGAAAATCAATGGCATTTACCATGTTTAGCAATGATGGCCCGATAAAAGAACCGCTTCGTGTTGGCGATGATGTTACAGTATACTTCAATGTTTCCGCCAAGGAATACACAGATAAGGATGGAAAGAAAAAATGGTTTAACAGTGTACAGGCATGGAAGGTTCAAAAGTAGCCGTGGTGATCAGATGGAAAACATGGAGTCGTACCACGATAGAGAAGATGGCTAAGAGATTTGGGTTTGAGCCTTATGTGAGCGTGAATCGTAAGACAGGCGCTCTGATAAAAAAGGAGGATATGGATTTACTCGAGGAATGCGCGAGGCGTGGAATTATCGAAATATCAAAATAACGAAAAATAAACAATATCATGGAACAGAAAATAAAGGCTTATAAAGCATTTGATAAAGATTTATCTTGTAGAGGATTTAAGTATGAGGTAGGTAAGGAGTATGAAGAAACAGGCGACATAAAGGCATGTGAAAAAGGTTTTCATGCATGTCCTTACCCTCTGGATGTTTTTGGTTACTATACGCCAGCCGGGTCAAGGTTTTGTGAAGTTTACCAGGGTGGTAAAATAGACGATTCAGAAAGTGACAAGGTTTGCTCTTCAAAAATTAGAATAGGTGCTGAGCTTGATATAAAGGGGGCTTGTGAAAGCAGCTGTATCTTATGTCAAGGAACGGTGTACTAACGAGTGTAATGCGGATCCGGGAAAACCTGCCACGGCTGGTTATAGTGGTGCTGCCACGGCTGGTTATAGTGGTGCTGCCACGGCAAGAGGAAAGGCTTCAACAGGATTTAATGGTTTGTCAGTTGCAAGAGGTAGCAATGTTCAGGTAAAAGGCGGAATAGGTGCAATTTTGGTCATAGCTGAGGAAAGAGGAGATACGTATGATATTGTCGATTGGAAGGCTGTATTAGTCGATGGTGAGGTTGTCAAGGCTGATACATGGTATAGGCTGGAAAACGGTGAGTTAGTGGAGGTTGATTAACAGTTGGCTGATAATACAATTAGAATTTAATTGGTAATAATTACCATTTTCCTGACATCAGGAAAATGGCTCAAAACTGAATGGATATGAGTGAATTATATATACCGCCTGAGCGACCTGAGAGGAATCTTGTTAATGGTCAGTTTTTAAAAGGTTGTACTCCACATAATAAAGGGAAGAGAATGACCTATCACTCAAAGTGGACGAAGCGTAGAAGTTTACAAGGTTTGGTAAAAGGTCGTGGAGCGCATCATAAAACTGGTGCAGGTATGAATAAGAAGTCTGTTGTCGTTATTAAAGACAGGAAGTTGATAGGTGTATATGCTTCTGTCAATGAGGCTGGTGCAAAATTATGTATTACTCCATCTCACATAAGTGATGTTTGTTTAAAAAAGAAAGGTCATAAAACGGTGAGAGGCTATAGAGTGTATTTTGAGAACGATAATGCATGGTTAACAGAAATTGATTATTAATATGACGAAAGAAGAAGCATTTAAAATATTTCATATAGAAGATTTAAGAGATCTTCCTGATGCAGTAATGCGTATTCTTGACGGTTCTGTAGAATTACGCAATAAAATCTATAACGAATTGATCCGTATGAATGATTACGATATGTCTTATGATTGGTTTCAGGCTTTGTATGAGAATGAATTGTCAGAGCGGAAGCAGAAGAAACAGGATTTCACACCAAACTCCCTTGGAATCCTTTGTTCTAAATTAACCAGCCAGGCTGGTTCGATACATGAGCCTACAGCCGGAAATGGTTCTATGATAATCGCTGATTGGTGGCAGCGGTGCCACAACAAGATTCCTTGGGAGCACTTTCCATCGCAGAATATGGTGATATGTTGGGAGTTGTCTGCACGATCAATACCTATTTTGCTCCTTAATTTATCAATTCGCGGGATTATGGGGTACGTTTATCATGGTGACGTTTTGGAAAAATCCATAAAAATGAAGTATATTCTTTTAAACCGTAAAGATGATACTTTAGGGTTTAGTGACATTATTAAGGATCCTGAACATAAACTTATCATAAAAAGCAATATACAATGACGATTCAAGAGATATACAATAAATGGCTTCCTGTTAAGCGCAAGTTAGTAAAGGAAAGTACATGCTCCACTTATGTCTATCAGTTCACACAAAAAATACTTCCGATATATGGAGATAAAGACCCGGAATATGTTACTAATGACGAAATGCAGAGATTTATGCTGTCTTTGATTGAAGAAGGGTTATCTGTGAAAACAGCTAAAGACATATTCATCTCTTTTAAGATGCTATTGTATTATGCAATGGAGCGATTTGGTGTAAGATATATTAAATATCGTGTTCAGTTTCCTACTGCCAATATGGAAGCAACTAAAGATCTTGAAGTATATACAGAATTTGAACAAAAAAAAATAATCTCGTACATAGTGGATTATCCGAAACCTAAGCGCTTGGGCATTCTAATAGGCTTGTGTACAGGTATGAGAATTGGTGAAATTTGCGGACTGAGGTGGGAGAATATAGATGTTGATAACAAATGTATCCATGTAACTCATACTATTGAACGAATTATGGATATTGACACCCGAAAAACCAAGGTTATAGAATCTACTCCCAAGACTATAGAAAGTCGCCGTGATATTCCGATAGGCCGTGATTTACTCGGTATCTTGAAAAAATTCAAGGCTTGCTATAATGATAGTTTTTATGTCACTACTGGAGATGAGAAGTTTTGTGAGCCAAGGGTTTACCGAAACTATTACAGGCATCTCGTTTTGAATGAAGTTGGATTGGACAGGTGTATTAAGTTCCACGGTCTAAGGCATTCATTCGCCACACGCATGATTGCATCTAAAGCCGACATGAAGACAACGAGTCGTATCTTAGGACATTCAGATGTATCTACGACTATGAATCTATATGTTCATCCATCAATGGATGATAAACTGGATGCGATAAACAAGTCCATGAAAAACTTATTCAAATAACTCAAAACAATAGAGAAATGAAGAAGATACTAATAATCTGCGTACTTTTCGCTCTGATAGCGGGATGCGCATCACCAAGAAATTCAGTTGAGAATCATCCGGCAAAGAATTCACCTCAACCGGATGCACTGCCAGATAATAAAGAAAACCGCTTTACGAAACAGTTTCAACAAGCGGATTCAATGTTTAATCAAAAATATTTATTAAAATGAAAACATTAGATGAAAAGGCTGCCGAATATGCAGCAAGTGTAGTATCGCGTAACAAAGAAGCAAAAGAGTGTGAAGGGCTTATTCAAACAGCTTATGTTCTTGGAGCAATGAAAGGTGAATTATTGGGAGAAGAAACAGGAACATTTGGGCAGGCACTGGAATCACTTAAACGGGGACATCTTGTTGCTCGTAAAGGATGGAATGGTAAGGGAATGTTTATATTTATGCGACCTGAAGATAGTCTGCCGACTAACATGATTGTGAATCAGGTTAAATCACTTCCCGAATCATTCAAAAGATGGGTTGCCAACAATCATGGAGATTCGGAAACTGATAGAATTAAGTTTACTGCATACTTATGTATGAAAGCTGCCGATGGCGCCGTTGTAAATGGTTGGCTTGCATCACAGACGGATATGCTTGCTAACGATTGGATGATAGTTGAATAAGCACATTGTCATACGGCGGTTGAATGTCTGCCGTATGGCTCAAAACAGGAACAGATATGAGTGAATTATATATACCGCCTGAGCGATTTGAGAGAGACTTTATTACCGGACGATTTTTAAAGGGTTGTGTTTCTCACAACAAGGGTCGTAAAATGGTTTATCATTCAAAACGTTCCAAGGCCAGAAGTATAAAAAATCTGTCTAAAGGACGTGGGGATTGGCATAAGACTGGCGCAGGCATGAATAAAAAGAGCGTTGTTTTGATAAAGGATGAGAAATTATGTGGAGTATTCCCTTCGATACAAATGGCTGGTAAGATGATTGGCGTGGCTCCTTCTTTGATCAGTGCTGTATGTCGGAAAGTGAGAGGCAAACATACGGCTAATGGATACAGATGTTTTTTTCGAAGATAGCAATGATTGGTATAATTTAATTAAACAAGATTATGAATAGTGACAGGCAGAAGATATTAACTGATTATATTTCCTACTTATATACAACAAGAAGGACTTATGATACCATCGGTAAATATATCAAATATGTAACGGATTTTCTTGAAAGTGCCGAAGATGTCAATCGTCGTAGCTATCTGGCTTATAAGCGTGAAAATGCCAATATTGAGGCACGTTATCCATTGATGAGTGAAGCCATTTGTGATTTATTACATCACCTTAAAATCGGATATAACCGCCGAGAGCAGAAAATAAAGACGTTAGAAAGACTTGATGCCATTTCGGAGAAGAATAGAAAACTGTTGAATGATTTTATAGTGTGGTTGACCGACAACAATGATTATTCGCCACATACAGTGGATATTTATTATACATCCTTGAAGCAATACTTTGAATATGTGAATGAGATCAATATGGAAAACTGCAAGCGGTTTATACGGACTTTAGAAGAAAAATCATTATCCCCACAGACTATCCGTCTACGTATCACCGCTTTGGAAAAATTTTCTAAATGGCTTAAAAAACCGATAGAGCTTAAGCGACCTAAGATGAAGCGCAAGCTCGATGTAAACAATATCCCGACAGAAGAGGAGTACAACCGCCTACTGGATTTTCTGAAAACGAAATCCAACAAGGATTACTACTTTTTTATCAAAGTATTGGGTACAACGGGTGCCCGTCTGTCAGAATTCCAGCAGTTCACGTGGGAAGACATTATATCCGGGGAGGTAACACTAAGAGGGAAGGGTAACAAGTACCGTCGATTTTTCTTTCAAAAACAGCTACAGCAAGAAGCGAAGGCTTATGCTAAGGAACATGGTAAAACCGGGATTTTTGCGGTAGGGAGATTCGGTCCGATCACACAGCGGGGCTTTTCCCAGCACTTGAAAGCATGGGGAAAACATTGCGGTATTGATTCAAGGAAGATGCACGCACACGCCTTTCGTCATTTTTTCGCTAAAATGTTCCTGAAAAAAAACAAAGATGTTATTCAACTGGCTGACCTTTTAGGTCATGGGAGTGTAGACACAACAAGAATTTATTTACAAAAGAGTTATGACGAACAAAAAAAAGATTTTAATCGAAACGTTACATGGTAGTGTTGCGCAGCTCAATGAACTGTCATCCATGACCGAAGGGATAGACATCTATGACGATACCGGGTGTGTTGACACTGATTTTTTGATAGAAGCGATATCTTGCGTCAGTGCCTTCATGGACGCAAGCAACATCGTCGTTCAAAAAATATCCTCACTGTTAGCACCTGACGCTCCGGTTGGGGAAAAGAAGAAACAGGCTGACGAAGGCAAAAAATGGAATGTGGAAGAAATACTGAAACATTGTACTCTTGAGAACAATATTCTCAAACTTCCTCAAGTTCAATTTAATAAAAAATCTTATGCCGAAGCAAAGAAGTGGATAGAAGAAGCCGGCGGCTCATGGCAAGGTGGGAAGATACAGGGTTTCACATTCCCGTTTAATCCGAAACGTGTGTTTTCCGTTTTGAAAGAGGGTAAACGGTGCAACCTACAGCAGGATTATCAATTTTTTGAAACTCCGTCTGATGTTGCCGACTGGCTGGTTATGCTTGCCGGAGGGATACATGAGGATGATACGGTACTGGAGCCAAGTGCCGGGCGTGGCGCGCTTATTAAAGCAATTCACCGAGCTTGTCCTTCTGTGATGGTTGAGTGTTATGAGCTGATGCCGGAAAACAGAGAATTTCTTCACACCCTTAACAACGTAATATTGCTTGATGAAGACTTTACCAAAGACAGTGTAGGTAGTTACACTAAGATTATTGCAAATCCTCCGTTTTCCGGTAATCAGGATATAGAGCATGTCAGGCTTATGTATGATCGATTGGAAGAAGGCGGCACGCTTGTGGCAATAACCAGCCAACACTGGAAATTAGCTTCGGAAAAGAAATGTATTGATTTCCGTAACTGGCTGAAAGAAGTACATGGAGAAGTGTTTGAAATCAGCGCGGGGGAGTTTAAAGAGAGTGGCACTTCTATTAGTACAATGGCGGTAGTTATAAAAAAATAATTCAAAATAAGAAAGATATGAAAGATATAGAATTATTCAACGATCATTTTCAGAACTATAAAGTCTACGGCATTCCTAAAGCTCAACTAATTATAGCCGATGTTCCCTACAATTTAGGAAATAATGCTTATGCCTCTAATCCTTCATGGTATGTGGATGGTGATAATAAGAATGGAGAAAGCGATAAAGCGGGTAAAGAATTCTTTGATACTGATAAAGATTTTCGCCCGGCAGAGTTTATGCACTTTTGTAGCCAGATGCTTGTAAAAGAGCCAAAGGATAAAGGTAAGGCTCCTTGTATGATAATCTTCTGTGAATTTGAAGATCAATTCCGATACATTGAATTAGGAAAGAGATATGGGTTAAATAATTACATCAATCTTGTATTCCGGAAAGATTTCTCCGCGCAGGTATTAAAAGCAAACATGAAAGTAGTAGGTAACTGTGAGTACGGTTTACTTCTTTATCGTGAAAAACTTCCGAAGTTCAACAATGATGGTCGGATGATATTCAACTGCTTTGATTGGGTAAGAGATTCTGATACACCCAAAGTACATCCAACACAGAAACCGGTTCCACTTCTTCGGAGGATGATAGAAATCTTCACTGATAAAGGTGATGTCGTTATCGACCCGTGCGCTGGAAGCGGTTCCACCTTATTAGCTGCTGCACAGTTGGGACGCAAGGCATACGGATTCGAGATTAAAAAAAAGTTTTTCGCTGATGCGAATAAATTGGTGTTATCGCGTATTCAGCAATCACTATTTGTATAATTCAAAACGATATAGATATGAAACAGACAGTAGAAGAAGCAGCGAAGGAAAATATCCTATTTAATCATAGGACAGTTGACAGAACTTTGTTTGGTAAAGATTTGGCAAAGTTTGGAGAGATGAATTTCGTTCAAGGTGCCGAGTGGCAATCCAAGCAATCTCCTTGGATAAGTAGTAAGGAACGGTTGCCGGAAAATAACACAGTGGTTCTGACAAGAGGGGCTTATGGCTTCCTTATTTGCCAGCTTTCATCTTTGGGTGAATGGGAAACTGGAGCAAATGTTAATAAAGAAAGATTAGGCATTACCCATTGGATGCCCATCCCCTCTTTCGATGAGATACTCGAAGCCAACAGAGATGTACTGGAACGGATTAAAGAGAAAGGAGATTAGATATGGACATTATGAATGAAGAAGAAATGCGGAATATAATCAAAGATAAGTTGAAAAAATTGAGTAAAGAAGAGCTGATGGATGTTCTTACTGATATTTGTATGGAAAATCCTGCATTTAGAATGAAAAACGTTTTGAGCAGTTTACAATGTACAAATATAAGGGACTCTATAAATGGGATACAACAGGTGATGTATGGGAAGAGGAGGTGGAAAATCTGGTGCTTTGCAAGAAAAGTAATGTCTGTAGAAAGGATTAGGGTATATTTAGGGTATATGAATTAAATGACCGGTTTTGTTTTTATTTATAATTTGTGTATTTTTGAGGTATAATGATACCGTATGAAGGAGTGCGGTGCGTTCTGTTCGGACGAAAAGACTTTTATGAAAAAAAAACTTGTAATAAACAGGGAGAATTTTTGCCACTATTATATAGAGACTGGCAATGCGTCAGAGGCGTACAGGAAGGCGTATCCATGCAGTGTGAGCTGGAAGGACGGTGTTGTACAGAAGAGGGCATTCGAGCTTTTGAAGAATCCGGATGTGCTATGTAGGATGAATGAGTTGCGTGATGAGGCTTGCGAGAGGTTTGACATGAAGAAAGATGACGCCCTTCGTTTTCTGGCGGGTGTGGTGAATGTGGATCCCATAGATATAGTGTCAACCGAGAAAGATAGATACATAGTTAAATCCATAAAGGACGTTCCGAAATCGGTACGCATGTGTATACAGTCAATAAAAAACACCCAGTATGGTATTGAGATACGCCTGTATAGCAAGATAGCCGCAATTACACAGATAAGCAGGATGCTTGGTTGGGATGCCCCTGTGAAGAGTGATGTCAGTACGAATGTTAGGATGATAATAGGGGACGAGAAATGATAGAGATGGTATTCTCATATAAATTGTTCAATCCACTGTTCTGGCATATCCGTGAGGCGATGCATGACAAGGATATCCGGTATATTATAAACAGAGGAGGATCTTCATCGGGGAAGTCTGTATCTACGACACAGGCCGTGTTGTTGTCTGTATTATCCGGTGACGGGTCCGCTCTGATTGTGAGAAAAGTGGGTGCAAGTCTGAAGAATACGGTGTATGAAGAATTTAAGACCCAGATGAGGGTTCTGCAATTGAGCCGGTTCTTCTCGCCAAAGGAAAATAATATAACCTGCATGAATGGTTGTAAGATCGACTTTACAGGACTTGACGATCCGGAAAAAATAAAATCCATCACTGGATATAGATGGATAGTTATGGAAGAGGCAACCGAGTTTGAATACGAGGATTTCACACAGATCCGTTTCCGTCTTAGAGGGAAGGAGGGGTTACAGATTATATGTAACTTCAATCCGGTGTCGGAAGATTCGTGGATAAAAACAAAGATTCTTGACACATACGAATGGGATAAAAAGCCGAATGATCTGTTCAGGAAAGTCAGACATCCGGTAACGAGAAAGTTTTTGCCGAAAGAGTATAGCAGGATTCTTGGTAAGAGGACCAATAAACCTAGAATGATAGCCAATGAACGAACTGGGAAGATGGAGAGATACCCGTCAGATACGGTGGAGTTGCATTCTTCATACAAAAACAACTTCTGGGTTGTAGGGTCACCGGACGGGAAGTATGGATATTACGACAGGCAGACCATATCAAACTACCAATGGTACAAGGATCATGATTACAACTATTACAGGGTGTATGCGCTTGGTGAATGGGGAAGCATCAAGACGGGAGGAGAGTTTCTGTACGCTTTCGATTCAAACAAGAATATAAAAACGACACAATATATAAAGGGGTTACCGGTACACATATCAATCGACAATAACGTACTGCCTTATATTTCAATATCATTTTTTCAAATGGACGGAAGCGATCTAAGGCAGTTTAATGAGATATGCGCCGGTGATCCGTTCAATACGGTTACACAAGCTGCACGGATGGCTGTTGATTATCTGAAATCGATAAGATATAATGATATGCTGTATCTGTACGGGGATGCGTCCACAAGAAATGGGAACACTATCGACGATGACAAGAGGTCGTTTCTGGATAAATTCGTTGAAGGTCTTGAAAGTGCTTACCATGTTGAGGAAAGGATACCGGATTCAAATCCGTCCGTACCAATGTCCGGTGAGTTTGTGAACTACATGCTTGCCGGAGGATCGGGGATGTCGTTCTCCGTGGATGACGGGTGCAAGAACTCGATCGTGGATTACAATAACGCAAAGAAAGACGTTAATGGCGGTATATTGAAGACAAGGGTGAAGGATAAGGTTACGGGGCAGTCTTACGAAAAATACGGGCATTTGGTCGATTGCCTTCGATATGTTTCCGTATGGGTTTTTAAGGACAAATACACAAGATTTTCGTTAAAGAGGAAGAGAAGCAAAATTAAACAGGAGGATGACGATATGAAGTATTTTGATTTTAGCAAAAAAAAGAATGGCGACAAGCTGGTATATATCATGCCGGATAACGAAGGGCGGTTTGTGATATTGTATTGTATGATACATGAGTATATAGATATAGAAGATGTGACATACCTTCCGGATTTTGATGAGAATATCATGAAGGACGGGATTGAAAGTTTTTCGAAAGAATGCGCTGTCGTATTCGAGAGCGGACGTGATTTTTTCCATGTAGGTCAAAGTCTTCGTGAGGTTTACGATGTGAGGATCATAAGAAGCAAGGGTGATAACTTGGGTAGGATATCATCACAGGAGGGATTTATCAAGTCAAAGATTCGTTTCAGATCTGATTACGAAAGTTTGCAGCAATATGCTGAATTTATGGATGATGTGCTGGATTACTCCGGGGAAGATACGTGTGCGGCGATGAATGCGCTGGCTTCGTTGGCGTCATATTCGGGAAGGCGATATGAATTTGCATAATTTAAATTAGAATAATTAAAAATAAGTACTAGTTTATTTGTTTATAAGTATTATATATCCTATTTTTGCATAGACAGTTGTCTTTAGGTTGTGAAGAAGCAGCCTGCATGATTAAGAACGTAAAAACCTGAAGGCAATAACCGTGACGTCCGGTTAGTGCCTTTTTTATTGAGAATATGAAGCTGGAGTTCCATACAAAGAATTTTTCATTGTCTTTCGGGAGTAAGTCAAAGAATCTGCTCCGTGATGAGGCTGGTAACATTACGGGATATGATGTCGGTTCTGTTTATGACATAGCTACGCCGTATGTAGCTTCAAGCAACTTCATCACATTGTTTGAAACTCTTCCGGAGGTGTCGTTCCCGGTAAGATTCATCATAGATAAGATATTGAAAGGTAATTTCATGCTGAAATCTCAGAAGGATGATTCTGTAATCTGGAATAATGAGGAGATGAACCAATTCCTTACGCGTCCGAATCCGTTACAGACTTTCTCTGAATTCGTAACGTCACACTTCGCGTATAAGTTTGTTACGGGGAACTCGTTTATAAAGGCGGCTGTGCCTTCTTCTTTAAGAGGAAAGGAGTTGTGGAAGTGGTGTGACAATTACTGGGTGCTCCCATCGGACTGTGTGGAAGTGAGGGCGAGACGACCGGCTCCGTTGTTTTCGGTCGCAGGGAGAGATGATCTTATAGAATGCTACCAGCTGACGTTTGGCGGGGTTGTGGATATGATAGATCCGGGAAACATCCTGCATGTGAAGGAGATGAATATAGACTCTTCCGGGAATTACATGGAGGGAAAGAGCAGGCTGGTGTCCCAGTTGAAGCCTATATCGAATCTGATACCGGTATATGAGGCGAGGAATATAATATATACAAAACGTGGCGCGTTGGGCATAATTGTCAGCAGAAAGAAGGATGATGCCGGCTCCGTACCGTTGAAGCCGAATGAAAAGGAGGAGATAAGAAAAGAGTATAATGACGCATACGGGGTAGGTGATTCAAGGAAATCCCCTGTGGCCATAATGAAAGATGATGTAGGATTTATAAAGACAAGCATGAGTATTCAGGAATTGCAGCCGTTTGACGAGACGCTTGTCGACGCGATAAACATAGCCGGTGCATACTCGATACCATCCATGCTTGTTCCGAGAAAGGAGGCCAGCACATACGACAATCAGGCCAGTTCGGAGAGAGGCGTGTACAGTAACATTGTAATACCGGAGGCGAAGGCGTTTGTGAGGGATATGACACAATTTCTTGGACTCGACAGGAGCGGAATGTATCTGGATGTGGATTATAGTGATGTTGATGTGTTGCAGGCCGGGAACAAGGAACGTCAGGAGACTATGGAGATCACGTCAAGAAAGTGCAGGGATGAGTTTCTCGGAGGGGTGATAACGCTGAACGACTGGCGTGCGCAGATAGGCGAGTCGGCTATTGACAGTCCGATATATAACAAGCTGGTCTTGGAGATGGACAACGATGAGATCGGGAGGTTGAGAGATTTGGGATTGATCGGGAATTCAAAAAACTATAAAAATGGAACAATTTAGAGATATAACTTGCAAGACCAGAACGAACGATGTTGACGAGAAGGGCATTGTGACGGTGGCTGTGAATGGGATCGGGATTGAGGATTCCGATGGGGATATTTCGGCAAAGGGTTCTTTCAACAAGACGCTGAAAGAGAATTTTCCCCGTGTTAAATGGCTGTACAACCACGACAGGACGGTACTTCTAGGTTGCCCGATAGAGGGGAAGGAGATGGATGGGAATCTGGTAATGACCGGAGCGATAAATCTTAAAAAGCAGATCGGTCGTGATGTTCTTGAGGATTATAAGTTGTACGCGGAGTATGGGAAGACACTGGAGCACTCTATCGGTGTAAGGGCGGTTAAGCGCGACGATAAGGATAAGAGGATAGTCAAGGAATGGGCCTTGTGGGAATATTCCACATTGTCGTCATGGGGGGCGAACCCTCAGACATTCCTGATTGACATAAAGAATATGGACGGAGATACTGTAAGGGATCATATCGAGTTTTTGAAAAAAGCTCTAAGTATGAGATATTCGGACGAAAAATTAAAGGAGTTGGATATGAATTTAGGTTTGATTGAGAAAGCGTTGTCGGGTAAGGAGATAGTGACATGCCAGCATTGCGGGCTGGCGTTTGATTACGATTCTGTCCCCGAGTACACATTGGAGAGTCAGGTGCTTGAAAGTGCGGGTGATTACGCAAGATGGGTGGCTGAGGATGTTGTCGCACAGGAGATGAACAAGCTGAAGCCGGAGATACAGGAGCAGGTTATGAATATAATTAACTCGAATAAATCGCTGGAGAACATATCATCATACGTGAGATGTCCGAAGTGCTATTCAAGGATATACAGAAGCATGTCGAACAAGAATAACGAGCCGCCGGAGGGCACTCGCAAGGAAGGAAGCCGCGGAAGCACTTTCTCTTTGAAGAGTCTCGGTAATTTAATTTAAATATATTATTATGAACGGAGAAAGAAATTTTATTCATTTCGCCAAGAGCGAGAACGAATTGACGCTGGAGGAAAAACAGACACTTGGAACCATTCAGAAGAATGTGAACCAGACGGTAGCTGAATTGTTGAAGGGTATTGTTGACCAGAAAGCATTTGACGAAAAAATGCAGGGGTTTGAAACTGTATTGAAGGATCTGAACGAGGATGGGAAGTTTGGTATCGCGCTGAAAGAGCTTGGTGAGTTCAAGGAGGTGATCAAGAACCTGTCAAATGAGATTGAGGGTCTGAAACAGAAGGGATTCAACCTTGGTGGAAGAAACAGGCTGGCAGACAAGATCGATGAATTCATGAACAGTGAGAAGTACAAGGATTTTGTTGACGGAAAAGTAAAGAGCACAGGACAGTTCAATATTGATCTGAAGGATGTTGTTTCTCCTGTGAGCATGACGGACAATTACTCCGGCGACAAACTGATTACCAGACAGAGTAATGTAGTTGTGTCCAAGGTAAATGAGGGTGCGCATCTTCGTGATATAATGACGGTTGATCAGGGTGACCCGCAATTTCCGACAATCACATTCGCCCAGATTTATGATCTGGACAGAAATGCAGCCGCCGTTTCGGAAAACGGACGTCTTCCGGAATCATCATTCAAGATCAAGGAGGAGACTGTAGGGGTATGCCGGATCGGTACCTATGTGCCTTTGAGCAAGAGACTGCTCCGCTCACGTATTTATGTCCGCTCATGGTTGCTTAACCGTATCGCATCATGGGTAAGAATGGCGGAGGACTTCCAGATCATGTTCGGGGACGGACAGGGTGACAACTTGAAGGGTATTGCCAATTATCCTGACATTAAGAGTGCTTCTGATTTGATCAGCGGTACGGTGGTTACAGGCTCGGCCGGAGATGTGAAATCGGTATCAACCTACAACAGCGGGAAACAGTCGGTCGTAGAATTCTCGAAGCCGTTCGATGAGATCATTGAAGGACAGAAGATCACATTTGACGGGACATCTGTGACTGAGATGAAGAATACTTTCACCGTCCATAAGGTTAATGACCGCAAGATTGTGATTGATATGGCGTACAAGGCTGTAGCGGACGCGGCGTCAGTTACATTCACAGTCAAGAACGGACTGTTCAATTCGGTAGTGTCGCCCAATATAGGTGATGCGGTAGCCGCATTGTTTGCGATTATGACGTATGGGGAGTACACTCCATCATTCATTGCACTGAATCCGTCCACTGTGTTTGAGGCGGAGACAGCGAAGGACACATCGGGAAGATCGTTGAATCTTGTCACTACGGTGAATGGGGTGAAGTATATCGCGGGCCGTCCGATCATCGAGACAACCAAGATTAATCCGGGGTCCTATTTTGCGGGAGATATGACAAACGGGGCGTCATTGGTTGACTGGTCCGCATTGTCGATTGAATTCGCAGAGGATGTTGAGACAAAATTGAGAAATTCAGTGGTACTTATCGCGCAGGAAGAGGTACAGATGCCTGTATATAACCCTTACGCATTCACATACGGTGCTATGAGCGATCTTCTTACCGCAATCAAGAAAGCTTCGTGATATGAAAAAAAGGGTTATAATCGAAGGTGACGCACGGACTGTGGACAATATAGTTCAGGAGAACAGAATCCGTGAGGAAATGGGTCTTGTATCCATTGCGTGCGAGGATATGCCGCAGGAAAAATCGGATTACTTGGCACAGAGAGAGAAGAGAGAACCTTTAAGAGACAAGAAGGAGGCATGATATGATAATAGATTATACATTTTTCCAAAGTGGTGAACTGAGGATTTCCGGGCTTCCATTGCCGGGAGTGACGGCAGGTCCGACAAATAATGCGGTGTTATACGACCTGTCTGCATATATAGCAAGATACGAGGATGAATATTTGGAGTTCGCCCTTGGAGAGATGTATAATCCTTTTTGTGAATACCTGAGATCGGGTGGGTCCGGAGAAGAGAAGTGGGACGCTCTCAAGGGGAAACTTGTAATCGAGCTAAAGGAGGGGGAATTTACCATGAAGAGATCTCCTATTGCCAATTATGTCTATTTCCATTATTTGAGGGACCATCAGTCTGATGCGACAGCGACTGGAGTCAAGAAGGATGCGGACGAAGGGACGCTTGTATCACCGGAGTTAAAGATGGTGTGTGCATGGAATGACATGGTTTCAATGAACGACGCCCTGTTTCACTGGATTGACTCAAACAGGAATGAATATCCGGAATGGAGCTATGAGGTGTTTCTGCTTAGTAAGATTAATATATTCGGATTATGATTATAGAATTGATAAGGGATGTTGTTGTTGAGGCTTCCAGGAAGACTGGCAATAATGTAAACTTCGTATTCGGAGACAGTTCATATATACGTGAGCAGATCAGGGTATTGAAGGCATGTCCTGACACGGCCGTTTCGCGTTTCCCACTGATCGGGTTGTATGTTCCGGTAGAGGAGATGAAGGACAGCGATGATTACTATTGCAAGGCGGATGTTTCTCTTATAATTGCGGTAAACACAAGCCGGGATTACACAAATGAACAGCGTCTTGAGATATCATTTAAGGGAATATTACGTCCTCTGTATGAAGCGTTCATAAGCTCTGTAAAGGAATGTGGTAAATTTGATTTCGGGTATGGAAATCCCCTCCATTCCTATACCGAGAACTATTCATTCGGCCGGAGAGGGTCGTTTGATGTTGACGGTAAGGAATTGGATGAGAAGATTGACGCTATTGAGATAAAGAATTTGGAATTAACGGTTAAAAATCAGAATTGTTATGCGAACAGATATTAGAGAGTGCGGAAGCACTTCCGGTTTTAATACCGGGATGAGCTACTGCCCGTTGCAGCCGGACAAGGTTGCGGGTGTTGTTTTGGTTATCCACGGTAAGAAACTACCAAAAGAACTGACGGCTGACGCTTTGGAAGAGGCCTGTCACGCTGATTATCCGGACAGGATCTATCCTATTACAGGGTTTTCAGAATACGCCGTGAACGGTGGGGAGGCGAGCACATCGGAGAACGGTTATGCCGGTTCGGAAATTACAGGGTATTCGGCAAGAACGGATACATTCACATTACGCAAGTTCAATCTTGCATTGCAGGCGAATCTTGTTGCCAACAAGGACACGCTGTTTGATATGTACGTGTTTGACAAGAATAACGTGATTTACGGGGAGGATGACGGAACGGATGAATTGGCTGGATTTGAACTGTCTGGGGTTTACCCTACCGGACAGACTTATGACTCCAGCGGTCAGAAGGCGTACCTTGCATTCAACGCGATGTATTCGGATACGGAGAAGATGATGAAAAACATGTCGATAAAACAGGCGTCAATCAATCTGGAGAACGTTCTTAAGGGGTTGAATTATGTGGAATTTGTGAAGATGTCCTCTCCGGAGAACACATACAAACTAGTGGATCATTACGACCGTACAGATCTTACCGCGTATTATGGTGCCGCGCTTGCGGAGAAGGCTACAACAGTCGTATCCGGGGTAACCGCCCTTGAATACAGTGACGGGACTCTTAAGGCTACAGGAGGAACTCCGGTATTGAAGAGCCCTTCCGTATTGCAGACTAATGGGATTATCGGAATTGAACAGTGGACATGATGAGGGTGAATGGAGTTACATTTATCGATTCCGAGGTGGTCAAACTTTCGCTGGACGAGTTTGTCGCTCAGAATATAGATGTGTTCTGGAAGGACATTTCTAGGGAGAGACGTAAATCAAGGCTGGTTTCAGTATATAACAGAATTGTCAATAAAGGTAATTCAGGAGGCGGGGGAGATTGATCCCCCGTTTTGTGTATGACATTGGAAGAATATTCAAAATCGTGGAAGAAACTGGCTGACGGGTTGGAGGATGTGCTAGTAAGCCAGTTGCAAGGAGAAACGGATCTTATAGAGGAGTTTGCCCGTGAACAGTTGTATTCGGGTGTGAACGGTGATGAGGAGCGTCTTACTCCGAAGTATTCACAGGATCCGTATTTCAAGGAGGTTTATGGGAAGAACTGGAAGTCTCATGCGATAGGTTACATGAAATGGAAGAGAAAGATACAGCCGCCTGCCGCTTCTTTTCTTGGATTCCGTCCACGTGCGATGGACACACCGAATCTTATTATCAGAGGTGATTTTTACGATTCTATAACAGCAATACCTGTTAAGGACGGTGTTATGGTTACAAGTAATGGGCTTTCTTTTTCATCTGATATTGAGAGGAAGTACACGAGTAAGATATACAAGATGAGTAACAGAGCGGTAAAACATTATATAACATATTACGCAATGCCTCAGATTGATGACTTCATTAAGTACTGCGGATTATGAAAAATTGTCTGTGTCAGGGAAATAGATTGATGATGGAGATGGATCACATGCGTTCTGTTGCTGAGAAGGCGGCATTCATGGATGAATGTGTTTATATATTATATAAGGTTGGAGATGTGTATAAGTTCTGTCGTGAAGGTGAAAACTGGTCGGGTGAGTTTGTTGAATTCATATTTCCGTAAAATTATAGCGGACATCTGGAAAGATTACCGCTATTTATGTAAAGTTGGATAGTCTTTATCATTTTTCAATATTGGCTCTTATTTGCCTTAGAAGCAAGAATGATCCTTCCATTTTGTAATTCCCTAAATTTTGTTTCGCCTGCATGATGCAGCTTTCGATAGTAAGGGCTAAATCGGGAGTGAACGCGGATTTATTAATTTGCATTGTTTGGGGGAGTTGGCTAGCATGATCATTAAACCATGCAATCATTTCATTCAATTCTTCCTCTGTGTAACTTTGTCTTTTTTCGGCCATATTAGTACTTTATTAAAAAAAATATAAGTGTTTCTTGAAAAAAAATCCCAATTATAAAAGCCCGAATTTTCTTAATTCAATCTTACTGATCCGGGTATTGCTCCTAATCTTCTCACATACCTTAGACACATCATCCGTGCTCAATCTGCCTAAACTGTTACTTTTAAGGAGTTTGGCCTTTTTCACTGTCTTGATTGAGGAGCAATCTATATAACTGTCATGCGAAAGAAATTCATAATCACCCCCTTTTACTAAATGCTGCATGGCTTGTATAAAAGGAGGCAGGTTTATGTTGATATAGGAATTGAAGATAACGCCACCATAAACATTTCCGTTTTCATCAAAGCCAAGAACTACAAAGAATTTGTCACGGCTGTTATCCCCCGGTTTGGGAGTTATGCCGTTGGCTTTGTTCATGGTAATACGGAAGACATCACCGATCTTAATTTCCGAAGGCTTCATTAAACTCTATTGAATCATTGATATATTCAATCAGTTGCTCACTGGCGCCTCCGTCACGGGCAATATCTCCCGGATAGATTACATGATTCCCCTTTCTGGATCTGGCTTTTTCCCAACAAGCCGTATGAGAAGTTCTTTCCAGTTCCGCGAAACTCATCTTACTGTATTTGGAAATGCATTCGTCCAAAACCTCCATATCATAATCGGACAAATAGTCCTTGTCAGAATCCCGTTTGGGCAACAGATAATAATCCACAACATTTATATCATTTTTCATGTTGGGGATGACGCTTCTTTGACCTTTTATGGCATTATACAGTTCCGTAGGAACCGGACCATGGGGAAGAGCGCAGAATTTGTCGCTTATCATCAACTGTCCCCATTCAACCAAACTACGCTGATTGGCGAAGTAAAGTATCTTAAACAGATGATAATAATCCATACCCCCAGCCTTGTTGAGGATATAAAGTACCACTTCTATTATCTTTTGTTTTTCCAAGTCTATCATACTCTTACTTCATTCCTTTATAATTGAGAACGGTTTGTTTGCAGCAAATGTTTTGTGCAAAAATAGATATTTAATTTATAATCTAAAAACAAGACTGTCAATTAGATATTAATTTAGATATCTTTCTAAATTACATTCTGGTTATAAATATATTAGGGTATTTATAAGGATTCGCATTTGAAACCCATAAATCTTCAGTTTAGGGGATGAAAAATGCTGGGTGGCGTAGCTGCCATTTTCATCAACTTTAGTATCTTTGTAAAGATGTTACGTGCCTACAAATATAGAATCTATCCGACTGATGAGCAAAAGGTTTTGTTTGCAAAGACCTTCGGCTGCTGCCGTTTTGTCTATAATTGGGCTTTGAACCTGAAAATCACGGCATACAAGGAACGTAAGGAAACGCTCGGCAATGTATATTTGACCAATCTGATGAAGCGTGAATTGAAAGCGGAACATGAATGGCTGTCGGAGGTTAATTCCCAATCGTTGCAGAGTGCGTTGCGCAATCTCGATACCGCCTACACCAACTTTTTCCGTAACACCAAGGCAGCCGGCTTCCCACGCTTCAAGAGCCGCAGGGACAGGCAGAGCTTCCTTTGTCCGCAGCATTGCCGTGTGGATTTTGAAAAAGGAACAATCACCATACCGAAAGCCAAAGATATTCCTGCCGTGTTACACCGCAAGTTCAAGGGAACGGTAAAGACCGTCACCGTCAGCATGACACCTTCGGGCAGATATTTTGCTTCCGTGTTGGTCGACACCTCTATTCAAGAACTTCCGGCATCAGCGATACAGGACGATACTGCTTTGGGAATAGACTTGGGAATCAAATCGCTTGCCGTATGTTCTGACGGACGCACGTTTGACAACCCGAAGAACTTGCAGAGAAGCCTTGACCGCTTGAAATTGTTGCAAAAGCGGTTGAGCCGCAAACAGAAAGGTTCTTCAAACCGTAACAAGGCTCGCATTAGAGTAGCCCGGTTGCAGGAACACATAGCCAACAGCCGAAAAGACAATATTCACAAGATTACCCATGCACTCACGCACGACAGCCAAGTGCGAACCATCTGCATGGAGGATTTAAACGTGAAAGGGATGCAGCGTAACCATCATTTGGCGCAAGCCGTAGGTGACGCATCTTTCGGGATGTTTCTGACACTGCTTGAATACAAGTGTAAGTGGTATGGCATAAACCTCATAAAGACAGACCGCTTTGCCCCAAGCTCGAAGACCTGCGGCAAATGCGGTCATGTGTATAAAGGATTGAAACTTAGCGAGCGCAGCTGGACATGTCCAGAGTGTGGTACGCACCACGACCGTGACTTCAATGCCGCTTGCAATATCAAGGAATTTGGCTTGAGAGCCCTACCCACGGAGCGTGGGAAAGTCAAGCCTGTGGACTGTCCTCTTGTGGATGACCGACCTCGTGTCCTAAAAAGCAATGGCAGGAAGAAGCAGGAAAAGAGAGGAGGTGTTGGTATCTCCGAAGCCACTAAATCTTTAGTTTAGCGGTAGTTCACATCCCGTATTGAGGTGTACGGAACATCTTGCGAACGAAAAGACATGAAAACGAATCAAATCATGGTTCGTCCAATGGGCGATTTTAAGGTAACTCAAAGGACAAAAGACGCATTTTTCAATGCAACTGATTTACTAAAACAGTGGAATCAATTAAAAGGTATGAGGAAAGAAGTTAATGACTACTTCGATTTGTGTTCTACTAAAGAGTTTATTTACACTATAATGAAAAGGGAAAATTATGATACGGGTAATTACCCCTATCATAAATCAAGAGCAAATAAGGGTGATAATGCGGGCACATGGATGCATCCACTACTTTTTATTGATTTTGCAATGTGGATAAATCCATCATTTAAATATGATGTTCTCAAATTTGTATATGATGAAATGATTAAATTCCGAAATCTTGCCGGTGATGCATATCCTAGAATGTGTGCGGCTGTTTCTTCTATCCTTCCAAAGAAGGTATTTAAGCAAAAAGTTAGTGATTTGGCAAAATCACTCAATATCATAGTATATGGAAAACATGAATCTGAGATACGCAACAAAGTAGGTGATGAGGCCAAGATACGTGAGATGTACGAGCTGGAACAACAGATATCCCAGTGGATTGAGCTAGGTTTTATCAAGAACTATAAGGAATTAAAGCAGGCGTTGACGAAGGTATATTATCAGAGGCATCCGGATGTTCTTCCAATGTAAATATTGAATTATTTTTTTTGTTTAAGTGCGCAATCTATTTAGTAAATTTGTAGCGGCGATACAGCTTGAGTGAGCGCGTATAAGATATTAAGTATTTCCATAGAGTTGGGAATATATAAACAGTGCCGAAAGATACTCAAGCGTTCGGTGCTGTTTTTTTTATATTCCTGTGTGTGAAAGGACACACTACGAAGATTGTATGAATGACATTCAGATTTTCAAGAACACGATGAGTTCACTGGAGATTGCTGAACTCACAGGTAAGCAACATTCAAATGTAATGCGAGATATTCGCAATATCCTTGAACAACTGGAAGAAAAACATAAATTCAATTTTGAATTGATGTTCAAAATCACAAAGTTAGGGAATAACGCAGAAAGAAAAGACCCTTATTATCTTCTCACTAAAAAAGACTGTTTGCTTCTCGCAAGTGGTTATGACGCAAACTTACGAGCCAAAATTATTAATCGTTGGGAAGAACTTGAAGCTGAGAAACAGGATAAAGTTGAGAAAAAACTTCCTAAGACCTACCTTGAAGCATTGAAAGAGTTGGTAGTTGTTGTTGAGGCCAACGAAATGTTGTCCTTGGAGAACAAGTCAATGAAACCGAAGGCTGAATACTTCGACAATCTTGTAGATAGGAATCTCCTAACCAATATACGCGATACAGCGAAACAGATTGGGATTAAAGAGAAAGATTTTGTTAATTACCTGCTTGAGAACAAATACATGTACAGGGACAAGAAGAAGCAATTGCGCCCTTACGCGGAACACGTGCCATCACTGTTTCAGATCAAGGATTACGAGAATAACGGGCATACAGGCCAACAAGTGTTGCTCACGCCAAAAGGTAAGGAAACTTTTCGCTTGTTGGTTGGATAAACTTTTAAAATCGGAGAAATGGAACAGTTTTTCAAGTCTGTGTTAGAAAAATATCGGGGGTTATAATTTTAAAATAAGAGAAACAGAGCATTGTTTGTGTATTATCAGAGGAATCCGGATATTTTATCAATATAGGATAAAACCCCGAACCGACACTATCGGAACGGGGCTTTGTCGTCTTAATTAAACGGTCTCGCTTCACAGCGGTACACTATCTTTAAAAAGTAGCTGCGGAAAGTTCTTTAGATATACGTTCCACCGCCAACCGTATTTTATCGTATTGCTTTTGTCCGGCTGTCGCCACACCTGAGGTATATTGTCGCATTAATGAAGCGTTTATACCTGCTAGCTCTGCAACTTTAGTAACATTCAGAAACGAGAAATAGTTGAAAAAGGATTGCATATCATACTTGTAGATGAACTCCAGTTCCGGCACTTCCTTGCCTTCTTCTGTCTGCATCTCCTTTATTTCCTCATATACTTCCATCATATCCTCTTTGGCGGCTTCTGCCGTATCTCCATATCCAGCCAACCCGAAGCCTGGCAAATCTTCCTTGACAAAGCATGAATAATATCCATCGCTCGCCTTTTCCATGATAACAGTTACTTTCATATCCATTCCATTAAAATAGGAGTACGGCACTATTACCGTACCCCATTACCTCAATAAAAACAGTCTTTCGGTCATGAAGCGCAAAAGGTATGGGGGATTACTCCCCCAAAAGAACCTTTCTTGCTTTACGTTCCATTCCGGTTGGTACTTCTTGTTTGCCGTGTCTTGACAACGCGAACTTGTTTCCTGTTTTGGGGCTGTACCAAATATCATGGTTTGCCCCGTGCCTTAGAACGTAACAGCCTACTGCGGTAAGTTCCGCAAAAAACTGATTGTACTTCATAATTTAAAAGACCGTTTGTTTATTAAGACAGCGCAAATATAGCGTTTTTGCTATAATATGTCAAATAAAAACATAACTTTTTTGCTATAAAACGATTTTCCCCTCTTTTCTTTTTGTATTTCAAATTATCGGGAAACCCTATAAGGTGGCAGAAAGGAAACGATCTGCGACTTCTATGCCCTGCGTATGTTGTGGCGTTCACACCTACGGATGGTTTCTTTAGTCTAAAAGATTTCAAAAAAGCGCGTATCTGTGATTAAATGTTAAATATATCACAATACGCAAAAATACATTGTGATTTATTTTGCTGTTATATCACAATGTAGTATATTTGCATTGTGATAATGAAACAACAATTAAAACACATAAGATTTCCGAAGCTGTTTTCAAAAAATACGATTTTTGTTTGGTAGTTTAATGAATAGTTGTATCTTTGTGGTGTCGAACATATTCAAAGGCAGACGGCTGTCTGCTCATAGCAGGCATTTTTTATGCTTGTACATTATTGCTACAAAGATATTGCGGCTGTTACCCCCGTGTGGAGAAGTTAATGCTCTCCCAACTGCCTTTGAGGTATGTTCGACAACGGGAAAGGACAGCCGTTTTTCTGTCTATAATGCCAAAAACGTCGAATAAAATGGCTCACCCGATAAACCTGGGGGATTAAGCATACAGCTTTGTAAGTCTGAAAAGAAAGAATTTTATATCCGTTACTCCTCTTAAA